TTTGTTACTAATAGCAAATCTGGAAGTCTTGATATAGATTGGGGGGGCGAAGGCCCAGCTTCAATGCCTAGTGGTTCTTATTGTAATAATTTAGGTACTGATAAATGTGCTGAGATAACAGGTGGGTCTAGTTTTACCTCAACTATGGGTGTTGAAAATGTTGGAACAACTTTTATTCAAACAGTAGATATTTCAGAACTTAATATAAAATATGGTGGAGAAACTAATTACTCAATTAAAGTAGATAAACAAGACGCTCAAGATTCTGTGTATATGCACATCACAGGTAAAAATGGAACAACAGAAGTATTTTCTGGTACTGATATTCTTTCAGCAAGTGGAACAGCTTCTGGTTTTAAAGTATATGAAAATAGTTTTGAATTTTCTGGAAGTCTTACAACACTAATTGTAGAAGTTTCTGGACGTGATATTGCATTAAGCGTTGGGGTGCTTTTTGATGATGTTGTAATTAATGTATTATACAACACAATTAACACAATAATAACACAGGCAATAACAAGCGTAGAAATGTTTATTGCTTTAAATTCTGATGCTTCACAAGAAATTATAGATGTAGTTGAAGATGTATTTGAATCTAATATGCCTGTTGAAACAGATGTAGGAATGACTTTTGAACCAATAGAAATACAAGAGCCAACATATGAAGAAGTAGAAATAGAAATTGCTGAAATAGAAATTGCAGAAATAGAATTAGAAATAGAAACTGAAATAGAAGCTACAGTAGAAGAAACAGTAGAAGAGATTGCGGTAGAAGAAGATATAACAGAACCAGAACAGCAACAAGAGGAAGTCCAAAAAGAAGAAGAGGAAACATCAAACGAAATAGAAGTAGCAAAGAATGAAGAAAAAGAACCAGAACAAATAGAAGAGCAAGAAGAAAAAAAAGAAGAAACTCAAGAAGAAAAGAAAGAAGAATCATCTAAAGAAAAAGCTGTTAAAAAGATTATGAAAAAGATGGACGATAAAAAAAAGTATGATGATGTAAATCAAACTAAAACCCTTGTAGTTATGCAAGTCTTAGGGAATACTAAAACCTTTTTCCAAGATCAACAACAACTAAATGATAGAGTAGGATTTTTTTCAAATGTTGTTTTGCCAGACACAGTTATCAATGATAATGATATGGCAAGTTATTTTCTGTTTGTAGGAAGTGATGGTTTAATGAATGAAATGATAGATAGTCAATGGCAACAGAAATAGATGTAGGTGGTATAAAGTTCAGAGGAGGTAAGATATTTCTTATCCTTACTGTTTTAAGTAGTTTTGTAGGTGTATTATGGGGCGGTTTTGAGGTTTATTCTAGGTATTTATCTATGGAAAAGAAAATAAACAGCTATACAGCACCAGATTTAAGCGGTTTTGATAAGAGATTAGACCTTATTCAATTAGAAACTGAGATGCTACAATCAGAAATGACTATGATATTAGAAGAAGTAGAATTAGTTGCTGGTGTAGCTAAAGAATTAAAGAATGACCTTAAAGCAGATGTTAGACGTATTGAAACTATTGTGGAAGATGTTGAGCAAAGAGTTAAACAAGATGGTAGAGATAATGCCAAAGATCTAAAAGAAACTGTTAATGAATTAAAAGAAGAAATGCAAAAGCTAGAAGAAAAAATAGATAAAAGAATTAAACTAGCTTTAGAAAATCCTCTAAGTCAATTAAATGGCTAAAAAAACAGTAGCAAAAGAAAAATTTGATAAAGTTGTTAAAAGAACGAGTATAGGAAATTCTTCACGCTCCAAGCCAAAAAATAAGCACAAATTGAAATCATGGAAAAAATACAATAGACAAGGTTAGATGTGGTCTATTTATACAGTTGTTTGTGTTCTTAATTTAACGATTAATCCATTTTGTTCTGTAAATGGTCAACTACCAATAAATTTTACAAATTTTGAAAGTTGTGATAAAGCTGTTGACAGTATTGTGCTAGAATTAAATGAACAACTAAAAGAAAGAAATATATCTTTAGCAATGAAATGTTTTAACAATGAGCAAACTAACACCTAAAACAACTAGAGAACAACTTTTGGATATCTATAATAAGATAGACAAAATTGAAAATAACGATTTACATCATTTGGAGAAAGACATTAAAAAACTTAATTACGTTTTATGGACTATTGGCTTTATGGTCTTAACACAGTTTATTTCTTGGGTGTTTAAAATGATTGGCTAAGATGGAAGATAAAGAATGGGATGAGTTAAAACTTATCCAAGAAAAACTTCACGAAGCGTTAGATAAAGGTTATCCGCCATTAGGCAAAGGTGGTTTAAATCAACCATCTGGTGCTAAAAAAATCGTAGAAGATATTTTAGATATTCCACGCACTACACTTCAACGTAAAATAGATAAGATAGAAAAACTAGCACTTGAAAGTTCCCATTGGACTATTGAGTGGCACAGATACAAAGAAGTAAAACCGCAAGTTGTAATAGAAGAATATAAAAAACCTATTGTAAGAATACCAGCACAACGCACCACATTTTCAACGCCAACAAAAGTATTCGTTATTCCAGACGCTCACTGTTCCCCAGAAGAAGATCATTCACGTTTCTTATGGATAGGCAAAGCCATAAGAGATTATAATCCAGACTATTTAATTTGTATTGGTGACTTCTGTTCTTTTGATAGTTGTTCATTCTATGATAAAAACCACACAGTTAAAGGTTCTAAGAAACCGCCTATCTTAGAAGATATAAATACTACAGACGAATGTTTAAAACTTTTACATGAAGGCATGGGTGATGTTAACCCTATTAAGCATTACTGTTTAGGTAATCACGAAATGCGTTTATACCGATATGAAAACGAACATAAAGAAGTAGTCGGAGCATTTTCCCAGCAATATGAAACTCTATGGAGAAAAAGAGGTTGGGGTATTTCTGAATATGGAGATTTCTATTTCTGCAAGGGTGTTGCCTTTGTTCACGTGCCTATGAATGAAATGGGTAGAGAGATTGGTGGTAAAACTGCTGAAGCAAGTATAATTTCAAATAGTGCAACTCACGATATTGTATTTGGTCATTCACATAGAGAACGAAGCTGGAGAGCCAGTAAACTAGGTAAAGGTAATTATGTTAAAATTGTGAATGTTGGTACTTGTATGAACTATGGACATTTAGAAGAATATGCAAAAAATAACGCAAATGGGTGGTCTTATGGTATAACACAACTTATGATTTCAGATGGACATATCCAATCACATAATTTTATTTCAATGTTAGAACTAGAGGAGAAATATGACGAAAGACAAAATGATAAAAAAAATAATGCAACGAATGAGCAAGAGGGCTGATGATGGTATTAAAAAATATGGCTCTACAATGTTACATAGTAAAAAATCTTTTGTTGCATGGATTGATGACGCTCAAGAAGAATTATGGGACGCAATAGTGTATTTAGAAAAATTAAAAACATTAATGGATTTAGAATTAGAAGAACTACATAAAATAGGAGGAACAGATGATTGATGACGCTAGATTGCACCAAGAAATAATAGATCATGAAGGTGGGATAATTTTAAAACCTTACAAAGACCATTTAGGATATTGGACTATAGGCGCTGGTCATTTAGTAAAAGATCGTGAAAAACATGAATTTAGAGATGGTATTACCTATGAAATAGGACTTAAACTATTTTTAGTAGATTACATGATAGCTAAAAGAGATATGCAAACATTTTTAAAACCTTGCGGAGATATGCCAGCTATTGTTCAAGAGGTATGCCTTGAGATGGCATTCCAGATTGGTTTGCCTAAGTTAGAAAAATTTGTTAAATTCAAACAGGCATTGGCTGATGAAAACTGGAAAGAGGCGATTGCCCAAATGAAGGATAGTAGATGGTACAATCAGACACCAAACAGAGCAACAGCACTCATGAAGAAGATGAGAAAGTTGATCTTAGAAAACACAGAAAAAGAATAACGACACCAGAAGAAAAACAATATATTCTGGATATGCGTAAAAAATATAAAGAAGAAGATTTAAAAGAAAAAATGGAAAGAATAAGTAAACAACTATTTGGAGATGATCATGTTAGGTAAATTATTTGGTGGTGATACAATAAAAGCTGTAGGGAATGTTATAGACGATATGCATTTTTCTGGAGAAGAAAAAGAAAAGCTGAAACTTCAAATGAAGGAGATAGACGCTAAACTTCAAGAAAAACAATTAGACATAAATAAGGCAGAGGCTTCACATAGATCTGTATTTGTTTCTGGTTGGCGTCCATTCTTAGGTTGGGTATCTGGTTTGAGTATTGGCTATGTGTACCTTTTCCAGCCAATATTAGATATGATTTTACAAATGTTCCAAGTTCAAGTAGATTGGGTCGCTCTTGATCTAGGGCAGTTAATGCCACTGGTTCTGGGTATGCTGGGTCTAGGTGGACTCCGCAGTTTTGAAAAAGCGAAAGGTTTGACAAAATGAAACAGAAAATAGAAAAATGGTGGGATTCATTTCTTTCATTAAAGTGGTGGGTTCAAGTTATTATCGTTGCAGTTATTGCAGTTGGTATTCACAATTACATATTACATTAGGAGTTAGCTATGCCAAAAGGAATAGGAACATATGGGTCTAAAAAAGGTAGACCACCTATGAAGAAGAAAAAGAAAAAAAAGAAAAAGAAATAGGTTTATGAGTGGTTTCACAACATCAACAGCAATCAGAGAATTGATTGGCACAAAAAAACGTAAGCCACTCAAAGCCAATGCCAGAAAGAAAATCAAAAAAAGATATAAAAATCAGAATTAGTGATACTGATTATTTTCTCCATGAAATTATCTGGGAAGATATTGTCGGAGATTCCAGCATACAAAGTTTAGATGAAGCGCTAAGACTACGCACCGCAACAATCACCACTTACGCCTTTATATTAAAAAAAGATAAAAAATACCTCTACACCTTCGCCAGCTACTCTAAAGACGGATTTTACGGAGATAGGAATGTAATACCGCTTGGAGTAGTAAAAAACATCTCTAAAATTAACCACTAGCACCTTAAATTAACTATTTTTAGGGTAATATACTCTAAAACACTAAAAAGCTCTCTATGGCTAAAAAAACAGGGTTTATTTGTATTTTAACTTTTTAAAGGGGTATCTCGGAAATACCCCTTTTTTTATGTGACAAAATTCGTAGATGTCTATGCAAAGCTGAAAGGAGGAAGGGAGCTATAGTTCTTTGCATAAACTTTCAGATGCTACGACACCTGTATAATTACTATAGTCCCAACTGTTAAATACCCCAAATCTCCTCTCTAGCCAATACCTTATCTTTATCTGACCAGTACCAATCATCTAAGTTTGGAGTTATTAAACTTGCTACATTGTCTTTTGTTTTACAAATCTTCATCATATTTGCTAAACTAATTAAAGACATTTCAATTTCTTTCATTTCTTTTTCTGTATTAAGTATATCAACGATTTCATATTTCTTCGGTGTTACAATTAACATAGAAACATCAACAGCTTTATCTTTGTACTTTTCTCTCAAGGCTTTTTTATAGATCGCTTGTTGTAATATATCACTTCTATTTTTTTGTAATCTGCTTTTAGATTTTAAATCAATGACAGTTACAAGTTGCTCTGACTCAAAAACAAAATCCACGTATCCCCTAAATGGCACGCCTAAGATCTCTGTCGTAACTTCCATTTGCGAAGTAACAAACTCAGAACTTTTAAAAGTTATATTATCATCAAGTAAACAATTTAAAGCAATATTAAAACTAGGTTCTAACATTGATCTTTCTTTTTCTGCTTTGTCTTGATCTAATACAAACTTTGTTCCATCATCATAATAGTTAAACATAGTTCTTTTTGCTTCTTCATATAAAGATTGATTTATATTATTTACCAGTTCTGCTTTTTCGTTTTGATTAGATAGATAATAATGAATGCCATGTTCTATAGCAGACCCTCTAACCATTTTTTCATTAGCTGGAAAATCGTATTCGTAAATATAACGTAATACAAAACCGCATGGAAAGTTTTTAAAACTATTTAAACGACTAGGACTAAAAGGAAGTAAATTAAACTTCTCAAATATTTTTTTATCTATCATACTAGTAACTCTCCTTGTCTTGAATCTAATGGTTTCCAATTATAATAATAAAGTTTTTTTGGTTCACCTGTAAACTTATCAGTGACCATTGTCGTTCTAATAGGATTATCTAATTGTTTAAAAGAGACAATCATATTTTCATTTTCATAAATTAAACGTAAATCTGTTTTTTTATTTTTAGCTTTATCTACATAAAGTTGGTGTACTGGTGCTAAATTACCAAATAGTGTTTTTATTGTTTTCGTGATCATAAATCCTACCTTTCAAAATAGTTTTTAAATTATTATTAAATTCTTTATCATAATCCGTACGAGTATGACAAGTTCTACATAGAGGAATGAGGTTATCTATTGAATTTTTTTTATTATTTCCCCCCATCTTACGACCTTCTATGTGGTGAATATCGTTTGCTATACCATAACAAGACCAACAATTAGGGATATGTTGATCTCCATATCCCCAATATTTTTTAAATAATCTAATATAATCTTTTGCCATTAAATATCTGGTGATTGATTATATTGCTCGTCTTTTAATTCTAATTTTAAATTCAATGTGCCATCATCATTCTTCCAAATAGCACAAGAGTATGTTCTATCTGGATCTAATAAAAATTTGTTTTGAATTTTTACATTAGAATTTTGATAAACAGGTTTGCTGTCGTTTTCCTGTTTATTATCGTTTTTAAACATTTTTATATATTGCTTCATATAACATTTACCTCTGCTTTCTTATCACTATCATCTTTAGCACCATAAATTTCTTCGGCAGATGCAATATTATGATCTCCGATAATTCCTAATCCAGCACAAGCACGACCTAGTGCAGTTGTCTGACAGAACTCTAGCGCGGCAGTTTTAGTAATAAAGTTTAATGACCTTTTTTTCTCGGCAAAACCATTTGCTAGAAATTGAGGCCCAGTTTCTAAAGTTAAATTAATTCTACATTCTACCATAACTTTATCGTCTGTATTTTCGTGAACAATAAAT